CTCGGAAATATTTTTCAGGAGACTGTGAGCGTCACTGGAAGGCTCAATCAGGCCACAATTTTATCAGGTGCGTCGGCTCGTGAAGCACACGCTGCTCTCATACAGTTATCTCAGGGTCTTGCTTCAGACAGACTTAGCGGTCATGAGCTTCGTTCAGTTCTGGAACTACTTCCCTTCGTTGCTGATGTCATTGCGAAAAGTCTTGGCATTACCAGAGGTGAACTGAGGCAGTTCGGTCGAGAAGGTAAAATCACGGCTGAAACTGTGTTAAAAGCTTTCCGTGATGCTCGTGAAGAAATTTCTGAAAAATTCGCACAAACAGTCCCAACCATTGAGCAAGCGTTTGTTAGTTTAAGAACTCAAACTCTGAGAACTCTAGATAGTCTTGATGATTTTCTTGGAGCGTCCGAAGCTGTTGCTAGACTTATCCTCTTCTTGGGCAATAACCTCAACCTACTAGTTGGAACTGTGCTGTCTTTGGGTATTGCTTTCGGTGCTTTAAAGATAGGAACTTTTATATCAGGTTTAGTGAAAGCTGTTAATTTAAGTCGTGATATGGCTGCTGCTATCGCTGCTGGCAACGCTACTATATTGACGCGTGTTGGAATTGATAATGCCAAAGCTGCATCGTCTCTACGTTCAGCCCAAGTAGAAGCAATAAATACCGCTGCGACTGTGGCTTAAACAAATGCTAAACGTGCTGATCTAACTGCAACAGTCACAAGATTGAGAACAGAGAAAGCTGCAACAGCAATTCACTCTGATCAATGGTCGTGCGAGAAATGTATTGACTGGTCAATTCGCTAAATTAACTGTTGCGAAATATGCAGACGCAACAGCTACAAAAAGACTAATTTTAGCTGAACAGGGGCTACGAGCAAGCAAAGTGAGTTTAACAGCCGCTACTGTTGCCCAAACAGCCGCCACAAACACGCTCAGCGTTGCTCAGGGGAGGTCGGTGGCTGCAACTGCTGCAATGGGTACACGTACCGCCAAACTATCCGCAGCGTTCCCCTTGCTCGCTGGCGTAATCACAAGAGTTGGTGCAGCTTTTGGAAGTCTTGCAACCGCTGCTGCTGCTAATCCTATTGGAGCAGTAGTACTCGCAATTATTGCTGCTGTCGCGGCATTAGCTTTCTTTAGTGATAAAATAGGTGTTGCTGATGATGGCTTGGTAACTCTTCGAGATGTCGGCATCGCAACTTTCCAATTGATAGGTGAAGCAGTGGCTCCAGTCACTGATTTAATTGGATCAGGATTTAGCTTTGTTATTGATAAAACAGTTCAAGGCTTTAATTTCCTTGTAGAACAAATTGGCAGAGCCTTCAATGCAATATGGGAAATCATAAAGGGAATTCTTAATGGCATCATTGGTCTTACAGTTGGAACCATAAATGGCATGGTTCAGGCATGGAACATTTTACCTGCTGCAATAAAAGATGTTGGAACTATTGCATTCAATGGATTAATAGATGTTTCAGAAGCTGCGATCAATAGTATCATTGCTGCGATCAGTGGTCTTCTCGAGTTCATTGGGAGTGCTGCAACCCTTGTTGGGCTAGAGAACCCTTTTAAAGATTTATTGTCGGGAGCTTCAATTGATCTCAGTGAGTTTAAAGGGGAAGTGACAGGGGCTGCTCAACAAGTGGGAAGTGTGTTTGTCACTGAAATGAATGCGGCAATGTCTAGGGATTTCATTGGAGAAGGTTTTAATGCTATTCTTGAAAGAGCTAGGAAAATTGCTGCTGAAAGACTAGCTAATCTCAATGATGTTTCTGGTGGTTCTACTGATCCTTCATCAACGACTGGTGGTGGTAAATCATTCGCTGATATTATCAGAGATTTAACTATTCAAAATGAGTTGCTTAAATTAAACAGAGAAGAGCGGGAACGTCTTAACGCTACTCTTGAAATTGAGAAACAACTTAAACGAGCTCTCACAGAAGATGAAAGAGCGCTGGTCAATACAATTTTAGATGAGAATATCCAGTTGAAAGCCCAAAGTGTGATCTTGGATGGGCTGCGTCAACCTGCTGAGGATTATCAAACTCAGGTTCAGGCTTTAAAAGAACTGAAGCAACAAGGTAGAATTACTGCTGGTGAATATTCACAGAGTCTCAGAAACATTCGCATAGCTTATCTTGACACACAAACAGACTTAGCTTCTGGATTTGAAAGAGGGTTCCTCAAAGCACTTACCTCAGCATCAGACTTTGCTTCACAAGCAGAAACTATTGTTACTGGAGCCTTTGATAAAATGGCTGATGGTCTGGCTGAATTTATCCAAACTGGTAAATTTGATTTCAGATCCTTAATTATGGACATCAATCGTCAAATCATTAAATTAGTGATTTCACAAGCTTTTACTCAGTTATTTGGTGGTTTGACTGGAGGCGGTGCTGCTGGTGCTGGTGGTGGTGCTGGAGGATTCCTTGGAAATATATTTAAAGGATTGCTTGGTGCTCAAAATGGTGCTAACTTTACTGTAGGCTCAAATACCAGCCTTGCAAGTATCCCCGGAGTAGATAATAGGGTTGTTGCATTTAGAGCACAAGATGGTGAAAATGTTTCAGTAACACCTAAAGGTGAAACTCCTGGAGGTCAATCCGGGCCTACTATAATATTTAATATACAGACACCTGATGTACAGAGCTTCCGCGCTAGTGAATCGCAACTCGCAGCAAGGGCAGCAAGAATTGTATCATCGGGGAATAGGAATATGTAATGGCTTTTCATGAAGTACGGTTTCCAGATTCTATTTCAAGAGGTTCATCAGGTGGACCTAAGAGAATAACTGATATCGTCACTCTTAGAAGTGGATTTGAAGAACGTAACTCTGTCTGGGGAGATTCTAGAAGAAGTTACGACGCTGGACTTGGTCTTCGTAAGATGGAACATGTCTATGAGGCATTAGAATTCTTTGAAGCTCGTCGTGGAAGACTTCATGGATTTCGTTGGAAAGATTGGGCAGATTATAAATCAGGAAATCCTACTTCGTCTGTTTCAAACATTGACACAGGTTTGGGGACTGGTGATGGAGCAACTCTTTCTTTTCAACTTACGAAAATATATTCAGCAGCTTCAAATCCTTACACAAGAACTATCAACAAACCTGTGAGCGGAACTGTTCTTGTTGCTGTTGACGGTTTGAACCAGACAGAGGGCGTCGACTACGCTGTCAATCTTGTTACCGGAACTGTTGATTTTGTTATTGCTCCTGCTGGAGCTACTGTTCTAACAGCGGGATTTGAATTTGATGTACCTTGTCGTTTTGATCAAGATTCCATTGAAGTGAATGTAGAGCAATTTAATGCTGGATCAGTTCCAATAGTCTCCGTTCTGGAGATAAAAATATGAAACAACTGCCAGCAGGATTACAGACAATTCTTGATAGCGGTGCTTCCACGATGGTCCATTGCTGGAAAGTTATAAGAACAGATGGAATTGTACAAGGTTTTACTGAATTTGATAGTGATCTAGTTTTCGCTGGCATCACGTTTTCTGCTGCTTCTGGTTTTATGGCTTCTGAAGTTGAGTCCTCCCTTGGGCTTGCGGTTGATAATCTAAATGTAGATGGAGCCTTAAGTTCTGACACAATAAATGAAGAAGACTTAGCTTCTGGTCGATATGACAACGCTGAGGTGGAATTGTTCTGGGTCAATTTTGAAGATACAAATCAAAGAATAGTTTTGAATAAAGGCAACATAGGTCAAGTTAAACGCACAGAGATTGCTTTCTCTGCTGAACTTAGATCTCAGGCTGCACGTCTAAATCAGAAAACTGGTAGAGTTTATCAAAAAACATGTGATGCAATACTAGGAGAAACAAGATGCGGAGTCAGCCTAGCTGCCTTCACGTCTACCGCAACTGTGACTGGTATCAGTGGAAGACTTGTAACCTTAACGATCACCTCAAACAACACACAAGATTTCTATGCTCTTGGTAAAGCTGAATTTACTTCTGGTGAAAATACTGGTTTATTCTATGAAGTTAAACGTCATGATGTGGGGACTGTCACAACAATAGAACTATGGGTCAATCCCACATTCCCAGTATTAGTGGGACAAACTATGAATATTTCAGCAGGTTGTGATAAATTTCACAAAACCTGCAATAGTAAATTCGCAAATATAATAAATTTTCAAGGCTTTCCCTATATTCCAGGAAACGATGTTGCTAATTCATATGTTTCTTCTGGAAGTGAAAATGATGGGGGTAATCTTTATGTTGACTAACGACAAAGCTTTAGAAATTGCAAGATCCTGGATAGGAACTCCCTACAGACATCAGTGTAGTTTAAAAGGTGAGGGTACAGATTGTCTGGGACTTCTAAGAGGAGTTTACAGAGAACTGTATTCCACAGGTGATCCAAAGGAAATGCCAAACTATTCTATGAGCTGGAATGAACATCTTTCAACAGATCCTTTAATAGAAGCTACTAGAGAGTTTCTGGACGAGGTTCCAATTAAAGACGCAATTCCTGGAGATGTGTTAGTGTTTCGTATGAGATCAAATATGCCAGCAAAACATTGTGGAATTCTTTCTCATGATGATAAAATCATACATGCTTATTCTCGTGAAAAAACGGCAGAATTATATATGACTGAATGGTGGTGGAAGAAGGTTGCTTCTGTGTTTAGATTTAGGGAGATTGTGTAATGGCAACTCTCCTTTTGACTGCCGCTGTTAGTTCCTTTGGGCTTACAGGTTTCGGGTTACTCGCT